CGGGTTAGGCGGTTCCTGGGACTGTTGGTTGGGTTGCGCGATCCGCTGCAGCAACGACGAGACATTAGCCCGGCGCTTATCAGCCCACGCACGCTCCACCGTCGTCGCATCCCAACCCAACTGCTCCAACGGAACCTTCGACTCCGACAACCACGGCATCGCCTGAACAGTCTTAATCAAGAAATCCCCAGCAGCAGAACGCAACGGCTTCTGCGGATCACGCCACAACACATCCAAATTCAACAACTCCGCCGGCGGCGCATCCAAATCATCCCGAATCTGCACCGCCGTCGCCATCGCCCGAGCAATCCGCGCACCAAACACATCCGTCGCATCCATCGCATCATCAATCAACTGACGCTCCGCGATCTCCAAAGCCTCCGCAGAAGACGGATTCGACTCCGGCGCAATACCCAACGCATGCATCGGCAAAGACGTCTCCGCACAAAACTGGGCACCCAAAGCACGCAACTGATCGGTATGCGGCTGCGGCGAAGACTGCGGAAACTGACCCAACTGAGGCATATCCCCCGTATCAGGGTCACGGCCAGCAGCCCACACCCTACCCAGGATCGCCTCCCACTGATTCAACGAATTCCCGTCCTCATCAACGAACATCGACTCGTCCGCACCCATCGCATACCTTTGCGGCGACGAGAAAAACTCGGCGTGAACCTCCATACGGAACAATGTCCGCAACGCCGAATCCGACAACCCCATCACCGCACGCGAAATCCTCGAACACCCAAACGGACGATCAAGACGCGGCTTATAAGGAATAACCTCCACCGGAAGCCGACCAAGAGTGTGCTCAAAACGGTCCAGCTGCCAACGCCGATCCTCATAAAACGCCGTCACCGTCACATTCGGCATAAACAACGCCCACCCCGACACCCGGCCCACATCATCCATGTCGGTGATCGTCATCGCATACTTCAACCGGCGACGACGCGAATCCCACTTCCCCGCCGCATACAAGGCCGACTGCGACGAAACCAACACTTCCGGCTCACCCTCAGAAGGATCACCCTTCGTGACAGTCAGAAACGCACAAGAATGAACCAACGCCGAAGTCAACGTCTGCGGCAACTCGATATGCATGTCATTGGCACGCCAAATATCCTTGATGCCGAACGGGTCATCCTCCGCACCAGGAACAACAAACCCATCCAACTTGCAGCGCCGAGCAAGGGTATCAACAGCTTTCGCCGGCCACCCCAACACCAACTCCAGCTCCGTCAAATGCGGAGGGATCGCAATCTCCAAGTCTTTCAACACGTTGTGCTGGTCGTAATACTGTGCCCGCAACAAGTTCCGGCGCAGCTTCTGCGTCCACACCTTCCAGCACTCATTGAACGCATACTTCTCGTCATCAGTCAGACCATTGATGGGACCGGTGGTCGCGATAAGCTGCGCGATACTCACTTCAACACCAGAACCCTTCCTGCGCTCTTCGTGCGCTTATGTGTCGTAGCACCAAACAACGCAAGCGTTGCCGCCACAATCGGATAGATCGAACCAGTCGGATCTGAGCGATCCAACGCCCAACCACCCGCATCCCTAATCGCACGCCGCCGCGCACCCAAAATTGCTTCAGTAACCGGCTTCTGCGCCCCATGCGTCAAACCGCCATCGGCGATACGGTTCTCCAACAAACCACACGCCTGAGCCATCTGAGCCGCCGAAGTAGTCACCACCAAACACTTCCGGTTCTTCAACTCAGGAACCAAAGAAGAAGCAGGCGAAGCCTGATCAATAACCACCGGAAGCCTCCGGCCAGCCCTAGCAACAATCCACTCCACAAGAGCAGCCGAATCAGAACCAGACCACACCTGCTCAATGTGAGCGTCCTCGCCCTCAAGCCAACATCCCGCCACCGCAATATCCCTGCCGTGCGACATATCAACCCCAAGAGCATCCGGCTTCACATCATCCGCCGGCCCCACATCAGCCATATCCCGCCACACCTGCGGACTAACAATCGGCTTATGCACCGAAATCTCATCCCAAATACCGAGCGCCTCACGACGGAAGGAATCCTCAGACAAGTTCTTCTTCATCCGCAGCATCGCACGCTCAGAAGTCCTCGACGGGAACGACGGATTCGCCCTACGCCACTGAGCCCTATCCAACAGATCAGCATCCCGCTCAGCAGACAACTCGATATACACAGTGCCCTCAGAATCGCCCGCCAAAGCTTCCTGGCGAACCATCGTGAACACCTCACCCGGATCACGCGGCCTGGGCGGCGTCCCCGTCAAAATCGTCAAAGGGTTCTTCGCCACGTTCTGCGCAGCGACCATGTCCTCCATCGCGGACTCCGTCAAAATCTGCGCCTCATCGAAAACCAGCACAGACACATTCGCGAACCCGCGACCAAACCCAGACTCCCGCGCACCAAACAAAATCCGCGAACCGTTCGTGAAAATGACAGCCTCATCGCCCCGAGAACGAACCACCTGAGCAATATGCGGCGCCACTCTCTCCTGAGCCGCCATCCCCAACATGCTCGAAAACGTCTCTTTAGCCGTCTTAGCCCGATGCGCCGTCCAAATCACCGTCAAACCGGGATTCAACAACGCCAACGCGAAAACCATCGACCCAAACAGAAAAGTCTTACCCACCTGGCGCCCAATCGACAGCGCCACCAAATCCGCCGCATACAAACCATCCGAGCGTTTCCCCAAAATCAGCCGCCCAGCACCGTCCTGCCACGGATCAAACGTCCACCCCAGACGGGAACACGTATCCCGCACCGCCGGCCAACCCGTATGCGTCACCCCAACCGGGGCAATCACATGACGGGCAACCTCAGATAGACGATGCGTCGAAGGACTCGTCACCAGTCTCCGCAACCACAGAACCAACCCCACCCGACAACCCGAGCTGGTCAATCTCCTTAGCGATGTCCTGCAACCGCCGAGTCAACGACGCCAAATCCCGCGGCGGACAATCCGCATCCGAAATCGTCTTAGCGATCCGATCCCGCATCGCCACCAACAACTCCAAACGGTCACCCGACTGAGCCGCCTCAGCCACCGACTTACGCTTCGGCGCAGGCTCACCAGGAGCCACAGACCGCAACACCCGAGCCATCAGCGGCTATCCGGCCCAGGAAAAATCAGGTCACAGTCAATGCGCTGCTCCACCGGCACCGCAGTACCCGCAGCAGACCGACCCATCACCTTGTCCACATCAGCCCGCGACGGGCAGCCAGCCAACACCACAGACATCACAACGAACACTGCCGCAATCCGCATACCAGTGCTCCTTCGCTAGTTAGTAGGACGCCAAAAGTCCATCAGGTCATCCAGTGCCGGGATGCCAAAGTCAATATCGGGAACCAACTCATTTAGAGTGCCCCGAACATCATCCGCAATCTTGCCGATGTCCGCGATCCCATCGAGCTGCGGGAACTGATCGGCCACCGCTTTCGCCGCAGCAGCAGCCGCAATCGGAAGCAGCGGGAGAAGTTTCTCAGTCACAATCTTGCTGATGAAATCACCGACCGCCTGCTGAACCTTTTCGTTGCGCATGGCATTAATGAGGATGTTAACGAGGATCGTATTCACCATGTATCCCGACTATTTATTCGCGTGTTGTGATTTGTGGAAAAACTTAAGGGAGGGGATTTGCCTATGCCCTGAGTCGCGGGCGGTGGGATAGCTGGGGGTGCATAGCCCCTGGTCAGAGCCCTATCGGTGTTTGCTGTAACCGATTCACGAATCCTGCTTCATACATTGCGTGCAATAACCGCAGGTCAGAGACCTACCATGTGCGGTCAGTGACAAAATCGACCCCGGCTGCCACTGTGTCCGACTTATCGCGGTTGCACGCCCTATGGGCGGCCATGATGTTGTCGAGAGTGTCTGATCCGCCCCTTTTACGGGGTGTGATGTGGTCGATGGTGAACGACAGCGGGTCTAGGTGGTGTGCGTCGTACAGGATTTCCCCACCGCAGATGTGGCACGGTGGCTGGTCGCGGGCGATGATCTTGCGGAACCTATCTCGGCGTGCTGTGTTCCTCACGGCATAGTCACCTGTTCCGGTGTCCACACGTCGCGGGTTCCTGTCCACCAGGCTTTGCGTCCAGGTATCCGGTTTTGCCGGTCTTCGTGTTTGGTGACTGTGGGTCCGTCGGCGTGGTCTAGCAGTGACGGCCACATGTATGCGACGTGTTCGTCTATGTGTCGGGCGTATTCGCCTATGCGGTAG